AGACATTTCTATTCCAATTCTCTCTATCAATTTTATTGACTCTTGACTTCCATATTTTACACCTAACTTAATAAACATACTGCCTAAACCCATTATACCTAAGCCAATCTGTCTCCATTTTTCTACACTATCTCTTTGTTCTTTTAATGGGTGTAGTGGCAACCCTTCATCCAGAACTTCATTAAGCCCTTCCACAGCTATTTCTACTGTATTGATAAACTCATTATAGTTGAATTTAGCATTTTCTGTAAATTTATTTTCTACAAACTCTGATAAATTAATTGCCCCCAATAAACAACTTCCACCTGCTGGCAACGGCTCCTCTCCACAAGGATTAGTGCCAGCATATTCAAAATCTGGATGTTCATTTAATAAATTGTAATCTTCAATTCTATCCCAAAATAAAGCACCAGGTTCACCAGAGTACCAATTGCCATAAGCTAATTTATTTAGCAATTTATCTGCATCTAGTTTTTTAGTGATTATTTCACTTGTATCTTTTACCTTAAATTCTATGGGTAGTGGTTCCTCTTTTTCTGCTGCTTTTAAAAATTTGTTTGTTAATCTTACACTAATATTAGCTTTATTAACTGCATTTAAATCTAATTTTTTCTCAATGAATTCTTCTACATCAGGATGTTCACAACTTAGTGAAATCATTAGTGCAGCCCTTCTGCCTTTCTGTCCAATTATCTTACTAGAAATGTCAAATTTATCAATAAAACTAACAGCACCACTGGTAGTTTTAGCTGCATTATTAACTTTAGCACCTCTTGGTCTTAGCTTACTAATGTCCAATCCTGAGCCACCACCATAGCTGAATGTTCTTTCTAAACTGTAAGCACTATTATTAATACTTTCTAAATCATCTTCTGGTGGAGAAGTTACATAACAATTAGAATAAGTGACATTAATTCCATGTTCTTTAAGCCCTCTATTAGCTAATATTCTGCCTGCATACATAAACTTCTTGCTCTTAATCAGGCTTTTAATTTTCTCATTGCCCTTTGCTACCCTGTTAAAAAATACTTCAAATGATTCACTTTCAAACTGGTATTTTCTCATCCAAATAGAAAGTGCTAATTCACTTTTTAACCATTCTTTTCTCTTTTGAGCATGTTCTTCTCTATATTTTATATAAGCCTTAGCAAGATTTTTATACCCTTCTTCAATTAATACATCCTCTACTACATCTTGAATTTCTTCCACATGTGGCATATCTAAATTCTTTATTTTAACCTCTACTTTATCTGTTAACTCACTTACCATATCACCATAATACCCATTCCCATTTACCTCATTAAAGACCTTCTCAATTGCTATGAATATTTTCTCCTTCTTATAATCAACTTTTTTACCATCTCTTTTTACAATTTCCATTTATTAAACTTTCACCCTTTCCCAATTAATTTCCATATATTTTCTGCTTGCTAAATAATCACAAAGGTGAACAAAGAACTGTAATTCAGTAGAAGGTAGTGGTGCAATTGTTTCATCAGTTTTAAAGTCTTTATTCCATTGCCCCATATGAGTAGAAATTGCATCAGCAATTCTAGCTCTAACACTTCCTGACTTACACTCTTTTCTAATAGCATCAGCTACTAATACTGCATGATTTGAAACTGTATACTTTTCTTTTGGTATGCCTAATTTTCTTGTATCGTGTAATAAAATTGCTGAAAGTATTATGTCTCTTTCTTTCTTATCAAAACTCCAAACTTTATTATCCAATTGGTCTAAAGCTATCTGGAAAACAGCTTTAGTATGAAGAACTAACCCTCCTTTTTTAGTAGTATAATTTGGATGATATTTTCCAGTAGAACTAGCTGGAATTTCCCAAAAATAATCTGGTGTTTGGTCTTGCAACCAATCCTTAGTCCATTCCATTATTTTATCATCTCTAATCCAATTTAAACATAAATTCAATTTACCCTTATTAAGCATCTAAATCACTCAAATCCATTTCATGCATACTATCACCTTGAAAGGCAGATTGAAAACCCTTTTCAAATTCTTCCATCTGTTGTTTAGCCATAATAGATTGCATCAATGATTTGTGGTAATCTCTTACCATTTTCTTAGCTAAATCATCTTCAATACCTTTCTCTTTTAAAATTTCTTTATAATTATTCATTTTTTTAGCAAGTCGTTCGTGTACTTCTCTTTCTTCTTTATCCATCATTATCCAATCCCCTCTATTATTAATTTGTTTTATAGTAAATATTTACTTATTTTTTATTCTTCATTTCCATTTCTTTTAAAAATTCCTTAGTTCCTTTATTAACCTTCTTAAATCTTTTCATAAATTTTCCAAGCCTTATTTCATAATCATGGTAAACTTTGTGGCCATAAAGACTATCTGGTTTGTCTAAAGTCTTAACAAATTTATCAATATCATACTTCATAACCTTCCATCTTTGTTTTAATTCTTCCTTTTTATCTACATTACTACCATTACTCATAGCTTACCTCCTCTTCTCTACCAAAAGTTAAATGCCATAATCCATGCCTAGTTGCATCTCTAGCGTGATTTTTACCAACTACCCATAAATCCATATCCTTCAATCTTTCCTTAGTAAAGAAGGCATTGCCTATTCCTGCTGGTTGGAATTGATAATCTATATCATTAAACCTGCAATACCATTCAATGATACCAATAACCTTAGCAGTCAGAAGTTCCTTATTCAAGTTAGCAGCAATAGTATTACTCCTGATTGTATAATTCTCCATTAACAACTCAAAATCTTTCTTTTCAGAAATCTCAGCAAAATCATATAAGAAATTTATCCAGAACATTTGGTCAGCATAAACATTAATTATCTTATTTTCACTAAGCTCAAACCAAGCAAAACCAATAGTCTTGCCTGGGTCAAGAGCTAAAAAGTTTTTATTTTTACTTTTCTTTAAGAAATTGCTCATTAGCCTTTTTCAGCTCACTTTCTATCCCTTCTAATATTTCATTAGTTATGGTTTGAACTTTTACTAATTCTTCAAAATCAGTTATTTCTCCACCATCTTTTAACTTTTTTCCTGCATAAGTTGTTAGTGCTGATTTAATGCTTTTGTGATAAGACTTATCCTTAAGTGTGTGGACTTGTTCTCCATCCCTTTCTCTTGTGGAGTGTTTACCTAGTATAATTTGCATTTGGTCACTTTGCAATCCATATTCCCCATCAATATCTAAATTAATCATTAAATTCCCTCCTCTGTATCTCTGCATTATAGCTAATGTTTATTTCATAAAATTCAGAACTCAATTCCTGTATAAATTCTCTGACAGCTTTATCAACCTTATCATCATAAGCTCCAGCTATAATTAATCTATTACCAACCTTGACTATATCATCAAGAAAATCATCTACCCATTTCTTTTTTACTAATTCAACTCTTGGCTTATCCATTTTTACTCCTCCTTCAGCATGAATTTTTGAATGGCATTACAATAGTCCCCTTCTGCTTTAACTAAACAAATATCCTTTTCTCCACAATTGTCACAAACATCTTTAACCAATTGCTTTTCAATAAAACATTCCCTATCAAATAATGATTTGAATTCACACTTCCCAGTTCTATCACAAATTTTAACTAATAAACTTGCTATCTCTGGATTTACTTTCTCACCAATTTCTCTTTTCATTTCTTCCACTACTTCTCTCCAGTGTCCTTGGGACTGGTGACATAACCTGACCTCTGCTATTTTAACTAAAGTCATGAGATTAAATCTAACACCAATTTTTGTATTGGTATTAATAGGCAAAGCCCCTCTTGCATCTTGGTTTTCCACACCCATATTTAATAAATTCTCATAATTAAATTGGGCATCTTTCATAGCCCTCTCAAAAGCCCTTTTCTGTTCTTCATCATTAACAGAACTACCAGTAGAATAACTGAAGTTTTCCCCAGTTTTAGCAGCAAACCTCATGCTTTCTTGAGAATAACTGGCACCAACTCTATTCCTTACTATCTGATGAGTGAAGGCTCTTGGAACACCTTCTATCTGGAATATATAATCTCCGCCAAATTCCAATGCCCCATTTAACTTAGTTTTCTTTAATTCTTTTAGTGTAACTAATGCCTCATCTTTAGTTATACTATTCATGTCATGTATCATATTTCCATTCATATTTTCAACAGCACAATGAATTGCCTTTAATGGATTATTTGGCCAACTTATTAATGTTACTTTCACTTATATCACCCCTTTCAAAACTTTTAGTGTATAATCTTTTACCATTTCTCTTTTTTTACCTTCCAGACAAGCTACCAAGTTTTCTAATAAATCACCTTTACCATATTCTGGTAGCACAACCTTTTTGCAATTATTACAAAATTCACCCTTAACTATACCCTTTTCTACCTTTGGATTATTACACTTAGTCAAGTAGTATGGATTAGGATGTTTTTCATTATACATACATTCTTTTTGTCCATATAAACCCATTATAATTCCCTCCTAAAAATCTTTTTAAAGACATTTTTAAATGTTAATTCTTCTTTTGATATGAATTCCTTAATTGAATATTTTTCTCTTTCTTCTTCCCAATCCTCTGGGCAGTCCTTTTTAACTAGCATAGTCAATGCAGCCTTTGTACCTCTTTTAGTATTATAACCATTAGAATTTGTTTTTAATTTCTTATCTTTACAATAGATGACATACAATTTGTCCAAAATATTACCTCCTTTATATTCCAAAGTGTAAATCACAACCACTTAAAAAGTTGTGTTTATCTTTCAATAAATCTACCAATCTTTTAGCTATAATATTTGGGTCAGTTTCTTCTTTCACCAAAGCATTCTTCTTTTGATATTTCTCAGCATATTCCTTAGTCCAATCTCTTACTTTAGGAACTGTTTCATCAATATATTTTGTCATTCCAGTTCCTTTTAATCTATTAGGACTAATACTAAATACTGTTATCCCATTTTTTTTTGTCAATTCTCTGGCCATTTGTTCAGTCATAATTAGTTGTGCACCTTTACTAGCATTGTATGGTAAACTGGCTGTCATTGGTGTTGTGGCTGACCTTGAAACTGTATTGACTATTGTTCCTTTTGTTCTCTGTAAAGAAGGTAGAAATGCCTTTGTTACATTATAATATCCCATTACATTGGTTTCAATAACCTTCCTCATATCACTTTCTTCTAAATTTTCCAGATAGTCAAGGTGATTAATTCCTGCATTATTAATTAATATGTCAATCTCTCCAATTTCAGTTGCCAATTCTTGAATTGCCTCATAATTTCTTACATCTACTTTGTAAAAAGTGTAGTCTAATTTTTCTTTTGGTTTTTGAATATCTACATTGTAAACTTCATTACCTGCCTTGATTAATTCTCTAGCATATTCCAACCCTAATCCACTACTTGCTCCAGTTATTACAATCTTTTTATCCATTATTTCACCTCTTTCAAGTATTTGTCAATTATTTGAATAGCCAAAACACAATAATTTAAAGTGTCACCATAGGTTTCTCTTAAATCCTCCATCAATTTTTCATTACTATCTTCTAAATCTTCAAATTTCCAGGTAATATTTTTAAGCCTGATGAATTTTCTCTGAATATCTGAATAAATCATTTTACTATCATATTCCCAATTTTCTATTATATACCTTTGGTTGCCATATTTATTGACTTTCTCAATCATCATATTAGTTTTTTCTTCAACAACTTCCAAGTATTCTTCTAAGACTTTTGGGTATCCCATTTCATCAGCTTTAATGTCTAAAATAACCTTGCCATCTTTGATTTCCATTATACATCAATCCTTTTAATTAACTTTAATGGACAACCCAGTAATCCTCTTGTGTCTATAAAAGTATATTTATATCTATTATCAGTTCCACTATGATTTTGAGTAGTAACAGTTTGCATTTCTTCAAATCCATTAATCTTAAAATATTCAATTGCCTTTTCTAAATCATCAACATGAATCCCAAAATGTGAAATGCAAGGTGGTTCTAATTCATTATGGTAGCTTGTTCCTTCTACATTTTCAATCAATTCAAATTCAATTCCACCTTCTAAAAGGGAATAATTAAATGCCAAATTATAATTAAAAACATCACTTTCTACTTCATCTTCAACCCATTCATTCAGTGAAAATGTTTTACTAAAATCTTCAACAGCCTTATTTCTATCACCTACATAAATAGCTACTTGGTCAATTTGTAATTTCACTTTAATCATCCTCTCCATATTTTTCTTGGTGTTCTTTTATTTTTTCTTCACTCAATACTACCATGAAATCAATAAATACCATTTTAATATCTTTCAGTATTCTACTGTGAATCAATACCTTTTGACCTATTCTCAAATCATCCTTATATTCCTGGTATTTCTTAGGGTTGAATTTAACTCTCATATGGGCTGTTCCATCTTGCAAATCCATCATTGCATATCTATCTCCAACTTCCCATTTACTATATTTAGAAGGTGGCCCAAAATCTCCAACTCTAGCATAATTAACACCATTAAATACTCCACAAAGATAAACAAAATCATTATGGCTAAAATCTAAATCATTAACATCAGTCAAATTTACATTATAATGCTTGGCTAAATTTCTAGCCTTTTTAATATTTTTGCCTAATACTGGAAGTGGTAACAATTCTTCTGCTGCTAAAAACTCTCTTAAACCTTCAAGTTCCTCTTGAGTATATTCATCATCATCTTTCCAAGCATCAACTTCTTTTAAAAGTCTTCTAATCCCTTTATGAAAAGTTCTCCTCTTTATTCCTTTTCTAGTCTTGACATCTTCTTCATTTTCATATGGTTGGTGTTTGACTATTTCACTGGCAGTAGTTTTTCCAATACCCTTAGTGTATCTTAAGCCAAACCTCATAGCCTTTTCTCCATTCCATTTTTCTACTGTAAAACCTTCTTTTGATTTATTAATGTGAGGCAATAATAACTTGTAGCCTTTCTTTTCAAGTGCACCAAGTAGCCTTCTGACTTTATCATCATTATTTTCATTATTTAAACTTGATACATAAAACTCTAATGGATAAAATGTCTTCAACCATTGTGTCCAATAAGCTATTTGGGTGTAAACTATGGCGTGAGATTTATTAAAAGCATATGAACCAAAGTGAGCTATCTTTTGGAATAATTCTTCAGCAAATTCTTCACCAATATCATTTTCTTTGCAACCTTCAATAAAACCTTTTTTTTCATCTTGCATAGATTGCAGTCCATGAGATTTAGCTACCTTTTCTCTCATTCTATGAACCTCAATAGCATTTCTATTAGCCATATCAGAAAAAATTTTCATAACTTGCTCTTGAAAAACTATAAGTCCTTGTGTATCTTCAGTTATTTTATCATAGATAGGATTGACTTTTTCAATTTTTTGTTCACCATTTTTTCTTTCTATATAATCTCTAGTTATGCCACTATTGTGAACAATGAAGCCTCCTGCTAAGAAGTTATGATTTTTAGCTACTTCCATATCATAAGTGTCCTCAACCCCTTCATAAAATTTTTCTCTAACTTTAACAAATTCAATTTTTCTATAGTGATTAGGACAAACAAAACACAAGTTTTCCCAAGCCTTTACTGCTACATATTCTCCAGGTTTAATGTCCTTCATTTTCTTCCACTCATATTTATTATTTTTATTGCAACAAAGGAACTTATGATTTTCAGATGCCTTAATAACACCATCATAGTGAAGGCACTTTAAGCTATAAACTTCTTTCTTTCCTGAATATTCAATATTTAGCAATCTAGTGTTTTCTAATCTACCAGTTTCAAGGTTTAAAGATGCAACTTTTTTCATACTTTTGCCTAAATCATTAGCACTCTTCCAATCATCATAAACATCTTTTATTTTTTTATAGATTACATTTCCATTTTTCCCTTTCTGAACCTTTGTATCCCCAGTGATACAACGCATTCCTCCAGGTCTATAAAGTGAATTTAAAGACACTAAATCCTCAAATCCTTCAACCTTCATTTCTTTTAAAATATCAGACATACCTACAGAGTTAAATTGAAATACACCTTCTGTATCTCCAGCTCTAAATTCATCTAAAACTCTTTTGTCATTATAATTTACATGAACTAAGTGCTTTCTTTTCATAGGAACTTTTTCCTTATCTTTTGGAAATTCTAAATCAATATCATATTTTTCATAATCTTCTTTTGTCAGTTCTAATTGGTCTATTGTATCTTTTATTACAGATAGAGTTCTAAGCCCTAACACATCCATCTTTAGAAAACCCTGCTTATCAGTTTCTCTCCAATCCAAAGCAGTAGTTATATTCCCATTTTGTCCTCCCCTTACCTCTAAAGGAGTGTGTTCTATTAGTTTAACATTAGAAATAATAACTCCAGCAGCATGAGTTCCAGCATGTCTTACTCTACTTTCTAAATTTTTAGCATGTTTTAATACTTTTGGATATCTTTTATCAAATTTTTTACACTCATCAAACTCTTGAAATGTATCTTCTATGGTATTACTGGCTCTAGCATCACCACCACTTCTTTGGATAATGAAATTACTAATCTTATCTACTTCATTTTTAGGAATACCATAAACCCTGCTAACATCTCTCAAAACCTGTTTACCTTTCATAGTTCCATAAGTTCCAATATCAGCTACATATTCTCTACCATACTTTTCAATAAAGTATTCTTTAACTTCACCCCTTCTTTTATCCTCAAAATCCATATCAACATCAGGCTCATGAATTCTATTAGGTGAGATAAATCTTTCAAACATTAATCCATACTTAATTGGGTCTGGTGTAGTTATATCTAATAAACAACAAACTAAACTGCCAGCTGAACTACCTCTACCAGTTCCATACATTAGGTCATTTGGTTTTACGAAATTCTCATATAAATCATTGACTAAAAGGAAGTATCTAACAAAGCCCAATTCTTTAATTTGTTTTAGTTCTCTTCCTAACCTTTCTTGATATTCTGGTAGATTTTTCTTATCAAGCATATTCTTTTCTTCCCAACCCTTTTCACACAATTCTTCTAAAAATTCATATTCTTCTTCTTTATCTTCAAGTTCTGGGTAAGGATTAGGTAAAGTATCACCCATTCTTTCATTTTCTAACCAATCACATTTATCTGCTATTCCTATTGTATTTTTTATAGCACCTCTTATTATTTTATCTGATAGAAATGGGTGATTTTTCTTAAACAGTTTAAATATTTCATTGCCAGTCATTAAATGAAAAGTATCATCATCAAATTCCCACATATTTCCACCACTATTTATACCAAGTAGAACTTTGTGGCTTTCTTGCTGTTCTTTTAAATAGTGAGCATCAGTAGTAGCTACTAAAGGAATATCTGTATCATTGTGTAATTTCACAAGACCTCTATTAACTTCTTTTTGTTCATCTAAGCTATTAGGTTGCATTTCCATATAGAAGTCTTTATAATTATTGTTAAATTCAATAGCTTGTTTTTTAGCTAATTTATACTTTCCATTAATTAATAATTGAGGAATAACACCTGCTATGCAACCTGTCATTACTATAAGATTATCACTAAATTCATCTATCATTTCCTTATTAACTCTGGGTCTATAATAGAATCCTTCTGTGTGTGATTTAGAAGTTAATTGGAATAAGTCTTGCATTCCCTTTTTATTCTTAGCTATTAGAGTTAAATGGTATCTTTGTTCCTTTTCACCTTTTTTTCTATTTTGCTGAAAATTTATATCCTTAACCATATAGACTTCTACTCCAATTAATGGTTTTACACCTTGTTCTTTACCATGTTTTAATAGTTTAAAAAATCCTCCCATTTTCCCATGGTCAGTTATAGCTATTGCCTTTTGGTTGTTCTCTTTAGCATAGTTTATTATTTCTTCTGGAGAAATCATGCCATCAAGGAGACTGAACTCACTATGCACATGAATGTTTACATAGTCCAAACTAATACCCCCTATCTCTTAATGCTAAATACAATTCTGGAGCTTTATCTTTCAATGAATCAATTCTTCTTTTAATAGTCATACGACTATATCCTAAAAAGTCAGCAATTTCTTCTTCACTTTTACCTAACATTTTAGAATAAGCACAAATCTTTGCCTCTAAACTTCTAGTTTGTTTATTGGATAAAATCATGGCAACCTCCTTGTAGTTTTAATATAGTAACCTTGTCACTTTTAGTTATATCAAATTTGTGACAACTAACTTGTGGAATGTGTGAAATAAATAAATCTCATCTTCATCATCAAATTTATCTAATTTTTTAATTAGCTCTTTTTTTCTTCAATTACTAAAACCTCCTTTAAACTATTTACCCTGATTACATTTTTATTAATTTTCCCTTTATTATAACTTTTATCAATCAAATATACATTAGTAGTTTTAGATATGCTATTAGCATTTTCTAAATTATCTTCAATAAAGAACTCTACATTATCTTCACCAAATTCTCTAATCAGTCTATCCATCTTATCCTCATCCCAAAGGATAGCATCATGGACTAATTCATTTTCACTAAGCCATTCTTGAGTATCAGCAAAAATCCTTCTATACTTCTTATATGGCCTGGCAGATAATAGAACTATTTTATAATCTTTATTCCTTAAGGTTTTAAGGAATACCTTTGCTCCAGAGAAAACACCTACATTTTTTAGTCCTCCAGATTTCCTAAATTCATGTTTTAATTCTTTCATAATCTTAGTAGGAATGTCTTTTATTGCCTCATATACATTATATTGTGTTAGATTTTCTACTTTAAAATTAGTTCCTACTTTTTGATTTATATATTTGATAAAACAACCAGGGTAATCAGCTAACACACCATCAATATCCACTCCAACTATTTTATTTGATTTGAAATCTAATTGTTTTTCTTGCTTGTAACGCTGTTTTACTACTGATGATTTTCTGTGATATTCCTCTATAAAACTTTCAACATCCAAATCCCAAATCAAACCTATAGACAACCAATACTTGAAAATATCTATCAGTTCTTCTTTTACATTACTATTAATCATATAGCTATTGTCTTTTCTGTGTGCTTTCCAATTAGTTTCTCGCACCAACTCCATCACTTCATCTATCAACATTAAAGAATATTCTTTTAATTGTTCTACCTTTTCTTTTTCTATCATATTTTCATAATCTATAAAGTTTTTATTAAACTCTTTTTGGTCTTTCCAAATTTTTTCTAATTCTTCCAATTCCACTTAATCACCTCCTAACTATAAATTTTTGCTACCCTCTATATACTATATTATAGATAACTCATTAAAATCCTTCTTTTATTTACAAATTTCTTAAATTAATCTCATCTAATATTTGGTAGTAAACTTGGTGAGCTAAAATATTCTTATTCCATTTGCCTTTTCTACCAGCTAAAGTTAACCTATCATCTTTTGGTAAATTTTTAGCCTTAATAGGTTTTATACATATTGCTGAACCTTCTTTTTCAATAGAATATTCAATTGATTTTCTACCCCAAAGTTGACTTTCTCTAATTTTATCTGTATCATCAGTTCCAAAATACTTAGCATAATAACCATTATCATCAGCAGGTTTGTCTTTAATCCATATTTTAGAATATTTTAATTCAGCACTTTTAAATAGATTATTAGGTGGTATTGTACTTATCACCCAATCATAATCATAGAATAACAAATCAAAATCTTCTGGAACTAATTCATATTCTACTATCCTATGTCTATTGCTGTGCCATTCTTGAACTATGGAAGGATAAGGATTATATCCTACCATAAAATAACTTTCAAGACCATTTTTCCAAGATGATGAAACCTCACCATTATAAGACAACTTCTTTTTATAAACTTCTTCTCTACCAAGTTGTTCAACTTTAAAACTTACTTTTTCAATCCCATCAAAGTTACAACTATCATGTAACAAGAAAAATCCTCTGACTTTTGGGATATTACTATCTTTACTTATTATATCAAATTCTTCATTACCACTATCCTTTAAAGCCTTAGCAGCAAGTGTACCAGATATTCCATTTCCTAATATAGCTATTTTATTCTTCATTAGTAGCATCACCTTCTTCTTCTTTCTTTCTCTTTTCTCTTCTATTTCCCTTCCAATTTTTTAGAATTTTGCTAAAAGCTGGAGTTTTCTTAAACCCTCTACTAACTTTTCTTACCATTCTATTTTTAGAAAGGAATTTAATTGTATTTTTAACTTGGTCTTTTTCCATGTCTGCTATATATTCAATATCTGATTTCCTTATATAATCATATTGTAAAAATAAATCACCTAAATCAGTATTATTATTAAGATAGAGAAGTACATCATCTTTTTTATTTATAGCAGTTTTTTCTGCCTCATTTTGTTGCTCAGAATAATCCCAATAGCCCATCTTTGATTTCTTATATTGTCTATCTATAAAATCATGAGCAAACTGAGCATGCCCTTCTTTGACTATTATTTTTTCACCAGTTTTATCTGTTGAGAAAGTTCTTGCTGCTGCTGATATAGCTAATCTAGCAAGTTTAATTCTTTGGTTAGCACCTTCTACCAATGGAATTTTAGAGCTATATTGTTTTCCCATCTTAGTAGCTAATTCTAATATTCTATCAATAGCATCATCTGTAAATTTTATTTGTTCTGGAGTTCTACTCCAAGACCATAGAATTAAATCTTTAGACAAATCAAAAGTGTATTGATGTTTAACTTTACCATGCAATTCCATCTTCTTATTTATTTCACACATAGGAACATCTTCACTAGCACAAGCTACAGCAAATTCAAATCTAGCTATATCCTCACTCTTATCTATTAATTTTTTAATAGCCCAAATTCCATATCCATATTCCTTAAGACTTCTACCATCTCTACTATTAGAAATCCATAACAATCTAGTTCTAGCATGGGTCTTTTCTGTTTGGATTTTAGTAATTTCAGCTACACCTGAACTTCTAACTCCAGACATATAACCAATGTCTTCTTCACTTAATCCACTTGCTTCATCTAATACTACTAATCTTCTATCATTCAAAGGAATTTTACCCCAAGTAATAGACCATCTATTTTGAGTTTGCTGCATACCTCCTATAAGACCTGCAAAACTAGTATTCTCACCTGTAACTAATTCTCCTAATTTATAATGCCTCATTATTTGATGTGCAGTTTCTGATTTTCCAGTTCTAGTATCACCTAAAATCAATGCTTCTACCCAACCTCTATTAATCCTCTGATTTTGAAAATCAAAAGCTAACACTGAATGGTAGACTAAATCAACTGTTTTGATTAAATCTTCTCTACCATAAATATGAGTTACATTGTGAGTTAAATCAGTAGCTATTTCATCAAATTTATCTTCTACTGTTTGTTCTTTAGAAGGTTGAAAAATCTTAAGTTTTTCTTTCTTTTCTTCAGTCATTTTAAAATTACTTATATTATCTTGAGAAGGCTCTGCCTCATTTATAAGGTGAGTAGTGTATTGTTTCCATGGTTCTGGAACTGTTACTCCTGTTACTTCATAAGAAGTATTTGGTTTTAAACCATGCCCTACATAAAAGCCCCTCCTTATAACATACTCTCTTTCTTCTGAACTAAAGTCAAGTTCAGGCATCATCATTACTTCTTCTACATTTTGAGCATCTATTACTGTTATATTGTGAGAGTAGCAACCTTTTGGTATTCCCAATCTTTCTCTTAAAATCCCTTTTTGCTGAGTTTTTGAACACATAATTAATTCTAAAATTCCAGCATCATTTGAATCAAAAATATATTCTTTCTCACCACTACTTAATCTCATAGGGCAAAAATTGCATTTTTTACCAGCATCCATAGTGCAAGTTGTTTTTACCTTTCTGGGAATGATATATGGTGCTAAATCTTTTCCAGCAATTACAGTATTCATTCTTACCTTTTTAAAATAATATTTGCTTTTGCTAGCATTAGATAAATGAACATCATAAATTTTATCATCAGAAGGAATTTCATTTATTTCATCAACACTAAATGGTTCAGTATTTTCTATAATACTATCAAGTTCTTCTCTAGTGTGTCCAAATCTTACAAAATAATCAGTTATATCTCCATTTTTTGGTTTGTTGATTGGTAGATTTACTATTTTAACTTCTTGTGCTTTTGGTAGTAATAGCCTTGCTACCTTTTCTGCTCCAGTTTGACCAGCATCATCTATATCATAAGTTATATAGACTACCTTATCCTCAAATAATTCATTCCATTTAGTTTTCCAAGTTCCAGCCCCTCCAGTAACAGTTATAGCTTTATAATCTAATTGATTAGCCAAAATTGCATCCATTTCACCTTCTACCAATAAAACTTTATCATAAACTAAATTTTCATATGGATATAATCTTGCACTACCATATCCTTTCCCATAACTAATTAGTTTACTTTCACTGGAATTACTATTGGGTTTATATTTTCTTACATTCCTAATTTTACCATCTTCTGCTCTGACTGGAATAGTTATTCTACTTCCATCCCATCCAATTTGATACTTGTCTATTGTTTCTTTATTTATGCCTCTCTCATTCAATAAGAAATTTAATATCTTATTAGAATTTTTAAGGATTGTATTCCACTTTCTAACTTCTGTTTCACTTATAGCAGGTTGTTTTGGCTTTTCTTTTTTCTTATTTTTATTAACTTCATTTAACTTTAATTCTTCCCCATAGTTTTCTTCCAACCATTGCTCTGCCTCATATTTAGTTTTATCTTTAATTCTTTTAACAAATTGAACAATACCACCAGAAGCACCACATTGAGGATTAAAACAGTGAAAACTACCTATTTCATTATTAATTGAAAAACTTGGGTTATTATCTTCGTGAAAAGGACAGGTAATTTTCATTTCTTGACTGTCATTTGGTTCAGGCAATTTTTTGTCTAATATATCTTCATAAATAGGTTTGAATTTCAACTAGTTTCACCACACTCTTTAGTATATTTAGTTTTTTCTTGAATGTACTTAATGCCTTCACTTATTTTCTCTAAATCTTGTATTTCCCTATCAGTTAGTGGTTCATTGTAGTATTCTTTACACCTAATATCAGCTATCTCTACTTCAACACCACCTTTTACAACAACTTTTTGTACTTTCAAACTTGCATAAGCTACATAATCTTTTTCAATATAAACTATGCTATCTTCCTCAAAAGGTTTACTACTATATTTCAAGGACTCTATTAACTCCTTTGGCAAACTTAATCCTCTGTCATAACTATAATCTATTGTATTTGAACAGTATATATCATCAAATTTTATAAACATTTAATTCCTCCTTTAAATCAACTTTCTGAATTTTTTGATAAAAAACCCCCTCCCGAACTTATCTAAGAGGGGGTATCTCTACTCAAAGGTAAAAATTTTAGGGTAATACCCTCTTCAATGAACATTCGGGAGGGGGTTTTTATTTAGTTAAAAAATAAAGTATTAATTAAAAGGGTTTACCTTCATTATCATCATCACCCATGGAGGTGAATGGCAGTAATTTCTTTACATTTTCTTGTTCTTTACCATTCCAAGTTCTGTGATTAACTACTGCATTAACTTTAGTACCAAGTACATCATCTTGAACAGCTGAAACAATTTCTTGAGGAGTTTCTGCTGATTCAGGTAGATTATCCATATCATAGTCTACTGCATCAAAAAATTCCTCTACTTTAAACCAAGCCTTTGGAGTTAATGTTGCATTAGTCCATAGTCTACGGTTTTCATATTCACCATCAGTTACTTTTAAAGTAACAGAAATCATTGGATTATCATTACTACTAATCTTTCCTTCTAATTCATAAACAAAACAATTATATTCACCGATTGGTAGTGTCTCAAAATCACCGTTCTGATTTTTTTCTTCATACTGCTTTTTAATCTTATTAATATCAATTGCCATTATAAATTCCTCCTTAAAGAATTTAGTAATATTGTACTACACTATATATACTTTAACAAATTTTTTAATAAATATATTTATATATATAGTGTATTAGTTCTTTTTACTAAGATTGTTTAATAGTAATAATTACTATTAAGAGTTATTAATCATTTCTAAGACTGTGTCAATTCTAAAGTCCTTAAATTCAGTTCCCAAGTCAATAACATTTGGTAGCTCGCCTATTCTGTGTTTAGCTCTTATTTTTCTATTAGGTGAAGTTCTAATCTTTCTATTACCACTATCATCCACTTCAATATAGAAAATAATGTCAGTAAATCCATTTAAATCAGACATAACAGAAGGCATTACTTTTGGGCCAAGTTTAACTGCACCTGTACTGTCATCTTTATCACTTCTTTCATGTAGTAGAAAGAATGTATACATGTCCAAGTTTCTAAACATTCTAGCTACCCTGCCTACCTTTGTGCCACCTTTTTTGTAATCTGACCTAGTGGCTAAATCTTTATCCTTAGTTGGGTCTTTTTTAACAGCCTTTTGAATACTTTCTTCAACAGCCCATTTCTCTACTTCAGATAGAGTATCAATAATAACTGAATCAAATTTATCTTGATTAGCCTTAAGCCATAAATAAATTTCACCCAAATCTGAAAGGTTTTCTGGTTCAAGTATTTTTGGACTATTAGGAGTTTTAGCTATACTGGCTCTACCTCCTTCTGCATCTATTAAAAGTGAATTAGGAGCATAAGAAGTAAAGGTAGTTTTACCAACACCAACATCTCCATAGATTGCAAAAGTAGGTTTCATATCTGAAAAGTTTTCTTCCATATCATGCATTTCCTTTTCTACATCCATTTATTAATCACCTCCTTTGCCTTTTGTTTAGCTAACTTTTTTCTTTCCTGTCTACTTAATTTTGGACAATTCTCTTTGTTAAATTCACCACATAAGAAATCTTTTGCCTTTTCTCTTACCTTTCTTCTTCTCTCAACCCTAAACATTTTATTCTCACCCCTATATAGTATATTCTATATTGAAATCAAAAATCCTTTTTTAATTCAAATTATTTTAAATAATTTTTACTATATCTCATTGTTTCAGAACTTTCATTGCAGCTGGTATCTTTTGCAATACATCTGGATGCATTTTATCATTCTCCTTTTTTCTCTTTTCATTAACCATTTCTTGTTCTCGATATTTTTTTAGTATATTTTGAATAACTATTGCATCATCTCTATAAACACTAAATCCATCAAGAAATTGTACATAAACATCTCTAATATCCCCATGACCACAACAAGCATTCATTACTCCTGGCAGAGTTCCTAAACAATCATCATGACCATCTTCAGTAGAATGTCTTCCACAGAACCCACATGGCCTATCTTGATAATTACCTGCTGTTGGTTTCTTATTATCACAATATATCCATTCTCCATTTATACACTCTATATCATGTCCTCTTAATTTTGATTTAGTAGTCATAAGCCCTCCTTGTTTCTCTGTTTCATAATTACAAAATCATCTACTGAGTTTCTTATAGGTAATAGCACTAAACTATAACCCATCTTTTTATTAATTTTTGTTGCCTGTACTAATATGTTCAATACTCTCTATTATCTCTAAAACCTCTACACTTATTTTCCATTTTATCAGAAATTCTTTTCAATTTACTAGCTTTAATTCTATTCCCAGTATCAAATTCTTCATAAGCCCACCTTGCTACTTCCAGAGCATTATTATTTGCATAAAGAATGTTTTTGAATTCTTCCATTATTCTGCCTCCTTATCATAAATTATCTCATCTATATGGTTTGTGTGAAACAATCTAGATACCCCTTTGCGTGGGCCATTATCCATTTTACAATAGTATTCTTTCACTTCATAAAAATCATTATAATCTACATATACAATTTTATATATACCCCCAGTTCTACTTTTAAATTTATCACCAACTTCTAAATTATATTTATCTTTAGCTGGCGATAAATCTTTTTCTTGTGCAAATGAATAATAATGTCCTTCACCAAAGCCAAAATGTACTGCATATTTATTATCATATTCATCTTCTTCATCAGCAACAAATATTATTTTACCTTTTCCAGAATAAATATCTATTACCTCGTCATCAACTTCAAATTCATCTTTTTTCTTACTGAATGATAAATCTTCTTCCTTTACTCTCAAAATAAAATCTTTTCCATCCCAACCTTTAAATATTTTAATCTCATACTTATCATGGTAACTCTCATTAGTAATTGATATTATTTCTGCTTTGTGGTTTACATCTCCAAAATTAATTAATACTCTATCTCCAACTTTGAATTTATTAGCTAGTTCAAATTTATTTAATACATATGCACCTTCAAGCTCTTTAAATTCAACCCCATCAGTATCAGATGAATAACATTTTGGAATTAAATCCTTAATTGTATAAATCATTCCTTGTTTACAATCCCCAACAGTATCACCAATCCTCTTCAGTTTCATTCCTATTTTACAATCTTTTACTTTCATTATTTATTCCTCCTTTAATTTTTTAACTTTTTCCTTTAATTTTTCTTCTTTACGTGCTTCAAATAGTCTATTTATTTCTTCTCTAGCATACGTAATATATCTTCCCTCCTTTAATATATTCTTTCTTTTAATCTCCGGGATTCATAAGAAAGTTTCTCTACCTGTTTAGTTCTAATCTCATAAGCCATCAATAATGCTTGCTCGCCTTTATCATTAATAAATTTAGCTAAATCATCATAGGCATCCTCAATTTCATACAATGTATATATCGCCCTATGGAAAATAGAATCCTCATAAAATAAATCTACATAACTTTTGAAATCAGCCATATTTATTCCCCCTTCACTAATTGTTCTAATTGAGGAATAATATTTCTTGGTAGTAACCAAATATCATCTGCTACTGTTGGTGGTACTGCTAGGTCTAATAACTCTTGTACTTTGTAAAATAATTTAAAGTATCTCTGTTTCCTTTCTTTGTGTAGAGAAAAACAGTTTTCACTTAATACTGTTTTAACATAATTAACAGTAGAATCAACATTCAGAGCTATCTCTTTGTCAGTTTGAAATGGGTCTCTTTGTGCAGATTCTAATATTAATTCAATTGTACTAGTTTGTTCCTTCTTCATTTTTATTCCTCCTCCATATTATTCTTGACAACTGTTTTCACATATATAAGAACTGCCTGCAATATCAGGAATTCATTTTCTGAGCACATTAAACCATGGTTCATTGCATTTGCTTCTTTGATTGCTTTTTCTAAATATTGTAAACACTGTTTATTACTCATTGATTTTACTATATTTTCTACTTCCTTTGGTGTTGGTGCATTTCCCACTATTTCAATTACTTCTTCATCCATGTCAAACATTTTTATCACCCTCCATATAAAATTTTGGCTGCTAACTTCCCACACAAGTCATCTATCACTAATAAGACAAACCCTAAAATACCACCAAGAATTACTATTTTTAATACTAACTGTGCCCACTGTTTCATTTTTATTCCTTCCTATTTTTTAACTAAGTGATTTCTGATTGTTAATCTGATATAATCATGTTGATATTATAAACCTCTTCTGTATGACCATCTTCAAACTTCACTCTGATATATCTTTCAGAAAGAGTTGGTATTCCTAGATACATTTCTTCCACACCGTCATACCCTACAACATACTCACTAAATTTTTCTTCACCTTTGACAGTGTGAAACCAATTGTACCTAATAGCTATTATCATTTACTTACCTCCTTTTAACTAAGTCTCTTTAAAACTTTCTCTTTTAATTTTTCTTCCTTGTGTGCTTTTAATAGTTTATTTACTTCTTCTCCATCTGGTATATTGGCATATTCTAAAGCTACTTCTAAACTCTCTAACTCAAATTTACATTGTTTTAATTTTCTTTTTACTACTCGTCTTTTCATTCAGTATTACCACCTTCATTTGGATAAAGTGTCACAGGTTTAGAAACTTTCTCATAAGTTTCTTTAAATTCCTCTGATTTGAGGGAAGAAAATTTATCGTTAATATCTTTAATGATATAATCACCTAGATTTACTGTTATACCTCCTTCTAAAGTTTTGATATAAAGGTGATTAGTGCCTCTGGCTATTTCACCTGTTTTAAACTCTCTATGAACACTTTCTAAACATTCATCTGAACCATCCCATTGAAAAGCATCAATTATCACAGGTTTCTTTCTATACTTTGCCATTATTTATTCCTCCTATTTTTCTATTTCTTTAACAACTATTACTTCATTAAGTAACAGGATTATTGTTTTAATTTTAAAAATGAACTAAATGTCAAATCAGCTGGTGTAACACCTCCTAAATAAATTCCTCTTCTCAAATCTACTGACAGTTCAATATATAATAAGTCTATTAACTCAGAACAGATTATTTGGTGTGGATTATTTAATTTATTCCTTCCTTTGATTATGCTCATATTAACATAACCAAAAATTTGTCTTAAATCATACTTCAACCCCAAGTATTTTAAACTAATTTCCTTTAAGGTATTTTTTTGATAACCACTCAATCCTTCTATCATAGCATAAACATCAAATTCTTCAAGTGTATCTATATGAGTGATATGAACCCCTCCAAATAAACGAGCCTGTATTATCATAGGGTATTCATAAACCATAGCTACATGGCTGTATTGTGAATTAGTCCACCACTGTATAGGTCTGGAATAAATTTTTTTACTTTTTTCAAACAGTATATCACCTGTCTCTAATTGATTTTCTTTCATTTATTCTTCTCCCTCCATCATATTTTTTAAGTGGGGAAGGTATGAAACACCCTCCCCTGTAAAATTTAGCCAGCTATAATTCCTTCACAGAATTGGCAGGATGTGTTTGTTTTTTTCCAGTCTTCACTCCCTTCTTCATATCCCCACTCTAGTTCATATTTGTGGGCTAGTACATTCATGCAACGTTCACAAGAAGTAGCTGCAATGGTAATAGATGTTGATAATGAATAATCACCACTGTTAGCTATTGCTAATGCAAGGTCTTCAGGCCAACTAGAAGTACCAGAATAAACTTCTCTGCTACCTGTTCCATCCCACTCTTCAGGCCATGGTTGTCCTTCTATTCTAATCTGTGTTCCACCACATTTGTTACACTTTATTCCGTATATACCTTCACTCCATCCATCAGTTTCTCTTATATCTTTTCTAGGATGGTCACAGTTGTCAACTTCTTCTTGTTTTGTAATTTTTAAACAAGTTTCAGTTAGCTCTGTAGGAAATCTTGAAACTTGATATACTGCCTTCTCTGGAATAGTTGGTTCACCTTCAAAATATGGTGAACATATAATATTACCATCTGTATCTTCATACCATAATGTTCTTAAATTACCTTTTCTAATATCCATACTTTATTCCTCCTCCATATTATTCTCTATAACTTTCTCAGCGTGCATAAGAGTTGCTTGCAACATCTCAAATCCACTTCCATAGCAATAATTCATGGCATTTGCCTCTTTAATTATTTTTTCTAAATATCGCAAACACTGTTTATCGCTCATTAAATTTAATCTATCTTCTACTCCCTTTAGTGTCGGTCTGTTTTTCATTTGTTCAATCGTTTCTTCAGCAATGTTAAACATTTTTGTTCCTCCCCTACTTTTTTTTAGCATTCTATACCTCCTTTAATATAACCTCAGTCCTTGGACTCTTTTTATCAACTTCCCAGCTTTCTTTAAATCCCTTGACTATAGACCAATTATCATCTTTCAGAACACCTGCTTGTACCAATCCATCCAATATTATTTTTTTTGCGACAACTATATTATCGGGGTCTACCCTTTTATCCTTCCGGAAGTATTTTATCTCCAATTCCACTGACTTGAAAAACTTAATCTCCTGTTGTGTCGCGTAAAATGAAACTATCTCATCATAGCCTTCTTTCATCTTTCTATATTCTGACCAATGAGTTTTTGATTTATTAATAATTACATTCATCGTCGGTAATTCTCCAGGTAAAATCAGTTTTGCTTCTTTTTCTTCGGATTCTGGTTTATATACTTTCTTAGATTCATTTTTCTTTTGATACTTCTTCGGCAAATTGTTCCACCTCGTCATAATATATCACCTCCATCCTCTATTTTCCCAGTCATCTCCCATATATCGCTGGACTTTCTTATACAGCGTTATTTTTTTAATTCCGAATTTAATCGCAATATCTTTCCAGACCATTCCATGTTTCTTCAATTTAATAGCTTCTTCTAATTTTTGATTGCTTAGATGAGTTCTACTGTATATTCTGGTCTCTTTATTTTTTTCTTCTATCAATTCTGTACTTGAATTATATTCTGTATCTGTGAAATACAACTCTGAGTCATCCAGGAACGGGCATTCCTCTAGAACATGACCACATCTACTAGGCCATTTTGTGCAATCGTTGCAAAATGTATTATCATTAAATCCTAGTTCATTCCTTATTCCAGCTATACCACCGTTTTTTTGAAACCAATATATGCTGGGTAATTCATCACATGCATTTACTTCACGATATTTCAAAGGCTTGCCCTTTTCATTCGACAATTTTTTGTATATTTCCAATACTTCATCATAGTTGTATTCCTTAGTCCTCGCCATAATTCTACCCCCTGATTTCAATTAACAATTCTGCTAATGGTTCACTTAATTCAGTACAAATATAATGAGCCTGCTCCTTTTTGTTGTCAATATGATGCATTAAATTCCTCCTCCCCTACTTTTTTAGCATTCTTCATCCATTGCATCTAAATAATGTTCATAAGCCAAATTGCATTCTATGCCTTCACATAAATTGTGAGGAGCAGTAATCATCTTACGCTCTCCAAAATCAGTCCATGGACAAAATTCACATAGCTCATCTCCCATTTTTTTAATTGCTTCTTCAGTAATATTTCCCATTTTTACTCTTCCTTTTTTATTTTCATAATTATTTTCCCAATCATAGATTATTTCATCTACTTCATCTATAAGGATTATTCTATTACGCCCTTTAAAGGAACCATCAAGTATTTCACAGAAATATTCTATTTTTTCTTCATTAAAAACATCACAACCTTCATGTACATGTAAAATTTTAAGCATTCTTTCTGATTTACTTTTAATTCTATCGCCAGCTTCTAATTTATCTTTCTTTTTAAGTGGTGATAAAGTTTCTTCTGCTTTTAACATAAGATGAGATTTTCCATTCCTATCTTCATCTATTTTAACCAAATAACAAGTGCAGTAGTCATCCTTATCAATAAATAATATTTTTGCTTTAAAACTACTAAGGTCATTGAACATTACCTCATCTCCAATTTCAAACTTATAGGCTGGTTCAAAAAACTTCAATGAATACCAAGGTGAAAGTTCTTTGAAAGCAACATCATCTGATAAATGTTCAGAATTATACTTATTTAAACCACTAACTGTATATATTCCTCCATTCTTACAAGACATATTAGTACTGCCAATCCGTTTCAGTTTCATACCTTTTTTAACATCTTCAAACTTCATTTTTGTTCCTCCTTATTTGCTTGGTAATTCTGCTGAATGTGCAAATATGTTTTAAAGGCCACTTCACAATCATATAGTGGATTATGAGTGCTACCATAAGTCATCTTCACATCTAAAGCTATGACTTTTATCATACCCTGCCATAGTACTTCCCTCCTTTTTTAATCATGTAACAGTTTGTTTATCCTTACTATTCTATCTCTTATTGCAAGTAGTGCTGCATCTATATCATCTAGATGCTCTTCCTGTCCTTCCATACTTTCAAGGTCTCTAATCTCATCAGCAAAGTTTTCTATGTCTTCAGCATAACTTTCTAAACTTTTTAGTCTTTCTACAATCGCATTAATATTCATTCTTCTTTCCTCCTTTCTTGTGGGATTTAAGCCTCCAACTGGGTTATGTTTTTTGCTACTTCTGCATGTGCAAATAGGCTTTGAAAGCTACTTCACAGTCATATAAAGGGTTGTGAGTACTACCATAATTATTGACTGCTACATTATATTTCTTGATGTAATTGTCAACAGAATCTGGTTCCTTGTTGTTTTCCCTTAATACTTCACTGACCTCTATTGGGGTGTAAGGTGCATCCCAATCTCCAATAAAGCCAATTCTATGCATTTCTCTGAACAAATGAGACTCAACAATATGTCCCATGTGCCATAGTACCTCTGAACCTTCTTTGTATTTATTATAAAAGTCAGCTATTGTTTTAAGCATTTCGTGATACATATCAACAAATATTACATTCTCACATTTTTCTAATTCTGGTAACACATTTTCTTTTATCCATTCTTCTTTGATTTGGGGATACCTAATTGCTACATTAATTTTGTCTATTTCTTTATTATCTTCATACACAATTGCAGCTACCCAAAATGGATTTCCCCATAAGCCATCAGTTTCTGCATCTATACTCATAATCCTTTTATTTGTCATAATTATCTCCCCTTTTTATATATTTGTTTCACTTTTTATCTCTTCTAAAAAACTTAGCTTCTCTGGCTTCATGTCTTATGTCAACAGATAATTTCCTCATTGATTGTGTTTGATGTGTTGACCACTTACTTATCAATGCTTCATTAGCCCATTTCTCCAATTGGTTTGCTACTTTAATTAATACTCTAGAAAGAACTACATTTTCTTTTCTATACTCATCTAACAGTTCAGTTTGCATTTTTTCATCCATCTGGTTCCTCACACCTTTCTTTTTACATTCCCATTTGATATAATGTCAGTAGTATTATTCTGATATGGTCTGCCTGTGATTAATTGATATATTTTTTGATGCAACCAGGGTAATACCACTAGCATAAATAACAAAGCTAAAAATGTACCAATTACATTTCCCCATTCAGTCATCTTCTATTCCTCCTTTTTTCTAGACATTCACCACAAACAAATTGCCACCCCCTATTGTTTGGCTCTAAACCAAAAAGTTTTCTCTTGTCCAAGGTCTTACCCAGCTTGACCATTTAAAACACATTGTTATTGTCCTCTTTAGATTGCTTTTCTTGTTTTCTTTGTTTTCTTTGTTTTCTAATAGTAAAGTATTCATCAATAATAGATTGACTATCCCCACCCTTTTTATCTACTAGACACAATTGTTTGTAAGGGCAATCCCAATAACACTGACCCATATTCCTACTTCTAATATCTTTATCAACATGGTTAATTAAATTAGATACAGCTACCAATTCTTTTTCAATATTTTTTAATTCATAAGCATCTCTATCTATCCATTCTCTTTTAAAGAACTTATCATCTTCACTTTTTAACCTTCTTAAATAATCTTCATAGTCATTAGGATTGTAACTATTATCTAAAATAGCTTGATAATAAGTTTTATAATCAGTAGTCATTTTAGCTTTAGATAATCTCTTTCCAGTTTTAATAGGTTGTGGTACAGTTGGTAAATCTAATTTTATAACATTCCAAATAGCACCCATTATATTTTTATCTGGAAACATTTTACTCACTGCCCAAGTATAATCATCAATTTGTTCATTTAATTCTAAATGTTCAGTTTTAGTTTTAGGTGATTTGGTAGTAAATTTATGGTCAATTAACCAAACTCCTTCACCAGGAACTTCAATAACCTTATCCATGTACCCCATTAATTTATTATCAGTTCCAGGAATATCTACTGAAAATCTAAGTTCTGGTTCAATTAAATTAATCTCATCTGGACTTCTATAATAATCATATTGATTTAAATATCTTTCTACTACTTTAGTAACTAACTCTATTTCTTCCTTACTATCTTCATCTATAAATTGTTCTGGAATTCCATTCATTTCTTTTCTCCAATAATCTATTATAGCTTGTTTCCAGTCATTGCCTTTCCATTTTTCTTCTAAGGCTTTGTGACCCATACTTCCCATTCTTGGTGGAGATGCTTGTTTTATCTTTCTTAACCCCTTTTCATACCTATAATAATATTTTCTAAAACACCTTTTTAAAGTAGACATTCTACTATAAGATATTTCCATTAGCTCACCCCTCTTCTAAACCTTATTTTTCATAAGGCTTATTATCATTTTCTTCAATTTCTTTTACAAGCTCAATCAAACTTTCTATCTTATCAGTAAGTTTTAGGAAGTCTTGGTGACTAATTCTTCCTAAACCTTTTTGTCTATAAACCCTATTTTGTAATGATTCCAATTCTTTTAATCCTTTATTTTTAATCGCTTTCATTATTTTTCACCTCCTTAATTTGCTTAACTACTATTTCTTCTCCACCATAATGTTTTATTAAGGCATAAATTAAATTACCAATTCCTGCAGTCCACCAAAAAGTTAAAAGAATGATTATTATGTGGCCACTTAAATTACCCCAATCCTTCTTCTCTTTTAGCTTAACTGAATTTTGGCCTCTTGATTCAACTTTATACCCTAAAGTTACATAGTCATCTACTACATTCTCCATCTGATTATTATTTTCTACCCTTCTAATTCTATCAACACTCATTTTCTACCTCCTTCAAATCCACTGTGTAATGAACTTTCTCATTTTCATTATCTATCATATTGTAACTAATATCTACCAATTCAAATTTTTCTCTCCAACCTTCCCCCAATTTTTCTTTTAATTTTAGGTTTGGAGTTAATCTTATTACCCCTCTATCTTCTGTTGTTATAATATCTTGTTCAATTGATATAGTAGTTATATTTTTATTCATTAATTACTTCCTTTCAGATTCAATAAAATTTCTTTTGGTGTTATTTTTCCTTCTATCAAAGAGTCAAAAGTTTTTTGCTTTTCAGCTAATAATTTTTCAATGTATTCTTCTATACTATCTTTAGCTAACAATTCTATAACTGTAACATTTTTCTCTTGACCAATTCTGTGCAACCTATCAACAGCTTGATTATTATTAGCAGTAGTCCAGTCTTTGTCTAAGAAAACAGCTATACTACCAGCAGTTAATGTTAATCCTAATCCACCAGTTTTAATTGTAGCAATGAAAACTTTACAATCTTTATTATTCTGAAATTTATTAACTTCTTTTTGCCTTTGTTCAGTCTTAACACCACCATGTATTATTCCATACCCTATTTTCTGCTTATCTAACAGTTTAGCAAGTAGCTTTGCTGATTTTTGGAATTGGGTAAAGACTACTAATTTTTGGTCACCTGAATCATCTATAATCTCATTTAAAACTTTAATTTTAGCAGACTTCTTAAATTTTTTAAGAGAAGGTTTTTCTGCTAATAATTGTTCACTAACAGAAATTTGTTTTAATCTCATAATTTTAGAAATAATAATAGGTGCTTTTATTTCTTCTTGTTCAGAAAGTTCTGCTATCATATTTTCTTCCATCTGATGGTAAATTTTATTTTGTTCACCTTCTAACTCTACCCATTGTTTTTGTTTAGTTAATTTTGGCATATCTTCTATAACTTCTTCCTTAAGCCTTCTTAGCATATAAGGCTTTAGCATTTTCCTAAACTCTTTAGGATTTTTAGCACTACCAATTTCTTTACCAAATCCATTATTCCAAACTTCACAATATCTGTGAATAAACCTCCAAAAGCTACTGAATTTATTTCTATCTATTATGTGAAGTAATGACCATAAATCCTCTGGAGTATTTATAATTGGAGTGCCAGTTAATAAGTAATTTCTATCTATGCCATTAGCAATCTTATACAGAGCTTTAGTTTGTTGACTTTTCCTGTTTTTTGCCCTATGAATTTCATCATAAATTCCAATGTCAAAGTTCTGCTTGTTAATTTCTTTAAAAAGCTCATTATCAATTTTAATCCAATTGCCATTTACCTTAACTCTGCTTTTCTCTCTAAGACTTGCATAATTAGTAATGTAAAAATCAACATCAGAATTAAGTGCCTTAATCCTTTTCTTTTTGCTACCATCTAATATTGAATATTTTTTATTTGGCAGCCACTTCTCTATTTCCTCTGCCCAATTATACTTAAGTGAGGCAGGACAGACTATTAAAACCTTGCTAGCATTAATTATATCTGAAACTGCTAAACTGGTAATGGTTTTCCCAAGTCCCATATCAAAACCTAAAATAGCACCTTTGGTTTCTGTTAGGAAATTTACACCAACTCTTTGAAAATCATAAAGTGTATTTGCTAATTCAGTGTCTAATTCCTCTGGTCTAACTTCTTCTCTATCTTTATTAATTAGTAAATTCTCTCTTTCTATTTTTCTTTTTTCATACCATTCTTTTAGTATTCCACTCTTTTCTAAAGTGAACCCTTTTTTGCTCCAAATTTCAGTAGCATAATCTACCACTTCAATTTCTAATGGATAAGACCACATTTTCTTTTTTGGTTTCCATTTCCCACCAAATTTATTTTTAACTTTTTTACAAAGCTCTTTGTGAGAATAAGGTGATTTAATTCCAATTCCCTTCTTTTTAATAGTACCATCTTTTAGCTTTCTTGCATCTAATCCTATTTTTGATTTTCCTTTATATTTAGCAATAATTAACACCTCCTTTTTCAGTACAATATAATTATACTATATTTTTTGTAAAAAGTAAAGGGTTTATTTTAAAAATATTGAAAAAAGTATTAAGCTGCCAATTCCAAACCAAAATCTATCAATTTGTTTTTGTCTTTCTATTTTTTCTTTTTCAACCATGTATTCTAAGGCTATATTCTTTTGTTTTTGTATTTTCTCATCTCTACTTAAACTCAATCCTTCTGCTTTCTTTTCTTCCTTTATATAAGTTTCTAAATTTATTTTAGTTTGCTCTTTCATTTCTGCTTTAGTCATATCAGAAGAATATTTTTCAGCAAAAGCAGGCAAGCTCAAAGTCATTAATAAAATAATTATCAATATAGTAGATATCATTCTCATTTCTATTCCTCCTTTAAATTAATAATTGATTTTTGGTTCCAAGTATGATTGTTATTTATCCAATTTTTCACTTTAATCACCTTATTTATTTCTTTAAATTTCAGAATTATTAATTGGTCTGTAAATTTTACTCTAACAAAATTATCATAAACACTAAAAACTCTACACCAAGCTCCACCATAAAACACTCTGTCACTTTCTTTAATGTCTATTTCCATATTATTTCATCTCCTTAAAGTGTCTACAAATTGCACCTTTCTCCATCAAGCCACAATCTCATTTACTCACCCCTTTCTCCAATGTTAAATATAGTATAATATACAAATGATAAAAAGTAAAGGGATTTTTAGAAAAAACTTTAATTAATTTTAAAGAAAAAAAAAGGAAAGGATTTCTCCTCTCCTAAAATTTTATTTCATACATAAAGCCAGCTCTAATTTCTTTATCCCAATCTTTAGAAATAGCAGCATTCAAATTCCCATTTTGATATTTTACTGCTACTCCATCTTTATTGACTCCAGCTTCTATACCACCTACCTTTATTGACTTGATAAGTTTGGGTTTGATATTCCTTTTATTTCTGTTATTACTTGTCCATCTTTCATTTCAACTAATTTAGCTTCTAGTAAATCTTCTAAATAATATTCAAGTGAACCAATATTATTTTTAATTACCTCAAGAGCATAATTACTTGCATTATTTTTTATATATTTTGCAGCTTGTTCTATTGCTTGTCTAGCCTCATCCTGTGTTAATTTTCCATCCTCATTAGCTTCTTTCAAAGATTTTGTGAAGGTTTCACTGGTCTTTCTGACAGCATCTTTGGCAACTTTATCTACTTCTGATACTGCACTCAATACTGATTTTCTTATAACATTATTATCAATTTCTTTAGTCTTCTTCTTTAAAAAGTTCAATCCAAATCCCAACAGTGCAATTACTAAACTGATTAAAATTGGCGATAAACCAGCTAAAACTTGCAACCCAAAATTAGTTAAATCCATTATCCAACCTCCTTATATTTTTGAATATCTCTTACTCTTCCCCTAAAGGATACACCAAACCATTGAAAGGCTTATTTTGATAATCTTTCTTATAAACAAGATATTTACCATCATGATTTCTTATCCATCTACTAATCCTAGCATTGTCTGATAATGGATATAACCCTCTTCTTACATCAATATGGATAAAACCTTGATTAAATGGATACAACCCTCTCCCTGTGAAAATATTCAATTTCTCAATTATCTTCATCTGTTCTACACTTGTAAATATTTTGTCTAAGAATCCTATTTTTGTCCAGATATCACCAGCATAACCTTTATAGTGATATCCTGTTCCTTTGCCTGCTCTATCACCATCTGTGATTATTACTGTTACTTCTTTTATATCAACTTGATACAAGTCTGCAATTTTTTGTTTATAAAGTTCTAACCCCTCTATCAACTGTTCCTTCTGTTCACAAGGGTATATCATGTTGTATTTATTTGTTGCCCATTCTGATAACTTGAAATTGTCTGATTGAGTTGAAATCATTAATGGCCACCTCCAACTATATTAGTTCATTAAAATTTCTATCTTATATATCATTTATACTAATTTAGCATTGTCAACAATTCCATTCTCATATTTATATTTTAGTAGCGACAGTTCTCCTTCAACATAATTATTATATTCTGCTTCAGTAATTGTTATTTCATTATCTTCCAAAGTGTCTTTATCTAAATTATAATGAAATCCTGTTATCTCACCATTATTATTAGTTGATAAAAAATACATTTTATCACCTCCTTATTATTATTCCCATGACAAAACTTCATAGTAAGCGGTACCAGTACTGTTTTTTATTACTAATGTATCAATATTAGTAGAACCTCTATTTATATAAGCACAATTACTACTAGCATTGTCATAAGTAATATTATTATCAGTTGAGTACACTGAAAAATTATAATGAACATGACTTCCTGCAGTTTTTAAAGTTACAGAAACACTCTCACCCGTAGTATTCCCAAGTGCTATTGTTACCCAACGCTTCCCACTTAACAAGTCAGCATTATCAGCATTATCAACTTTGCCATCAGCATTAGTATCTATATCATTATCTTTATAGGTAGATGTTACATT